GTATCAATAAATATCTCACGCGCTCGTAATTCTCTACATAATCGCTCTCTTTCGCTTATCAGCGGATACCCACCAACCACGTAAGCATTACGCCATTTACCGCGCCGATATTTTACGCATTCAATCAGATAATCCCGGACACCAAACACGCACGCATTTAATACCGCCGGTTTTTTATATCGTTCGCATCCACTCACTGCCTGCCATATGCTGTCTATGTCAACAATCAAATCACCATCACTCTTGACCTCGTTAACCCACGTCGTCTTACCACTAAGAGGCGAACCATAGACAAGATATACTTGCCTCGTGTCCTCGCCATAATAAAACTTCTTATGTATTCTATTATGGCAACGATGATGTACTAACATGATGTTATCAGGGTTAAGTGACACCATCGCGTCATTGACATTCTGTTCTGTCAGTTCTTCCTCGTGATGCCCGATACAATCATATGCTCGAACTATCGGTTCCCCGCACTCCTCACATATCACATCACCATCACTATTGACACGCTCTAGCCGTATACTCTTGATTAAATTAACCCACTCTTTCGATTTATAAAAGGTATCTAATGTGTACTTACCACTCATTATTCTCTACCTGTCTTTCTCTAAGTGCTAACTCTTTCTCTCTAAGTGCTAACATTTGCGGGTCATTCGCCCAGTTTTCTTTGTCATAGTTCTTTAATGCTAAGTTAAGAGCGGCAATGTCAGGGTGTAAATGTTTCTTCATTACTTCTGTTTTAATAACCTTTGCGTTGTCAATGTCCTCCGGCTTAACTCCGGTACTGATTAACGCCGCCCTCACATTTTCCGGAACCTTTAACTTTTCAGTGACGGTTTTTGTCTCTGTATAGTCATAGCCCTTAGCCCTCTGAATCAGCGTACTTCTTAGTTCATAGACTAATTCACGCCGTCCTTTTTTAAGTGCTTCACGTAACTCCGGATATTTCTTTTTATAGTCATAAAATGCGGTAGTTCCGACATTTAAAGTCTTTGCTATTTGTTCTTCGTTCATGACTAAGGCCATTTCTTTCACTTTGTCAAGATACGGCTCAACGTGTGTTTTGTATTTGTTTGGCCTTCCTTTCCCTGCCATCCTATCACCACTACTCTAATAGCTTGTTAACAATCTTCTGGATTGCTTCATAGTCATAACCCGCGGCTTTCAGACGTTTCTTTCTCTCGTCCCCGTTGCCCCACTTACCGGCTATAACTTCTTTTGCAATCGTTGTATTGCTCTTTTTCTTTGTTGTTGTCTTAGTGCCTAACGGCGTTTTAAACCAGCTTTCACTCTTTCCCTGTCCGGTTATACGGTTAAGGTCTAAATTGTAACCAATACCCGGACACTTACCTTTATCAGTAAACTGGTGCAAGTCTACACCTTTGTGACACGGATATTTTGCACTGTATTCACCGTTATTCTTACCGTAACGTGCCTCCCACCATGCGGTATTCTTTCCGCGTGCAGCAACTACGGTTTTATAACTTGCGTAGTCCGCATATTTGTGATAAATCATCACTTTACGGCCAAGGCCCTCTAAATATTTCATTGCTTCTTTGACGTTTCCGGCCGGGTTTCCTTCTTCTGCGTCAAGGATATATCCAACGAAATATTTCCCTACGAGTTTTTTACAGGTATTAACCATAAATTTCGCCTGCGCCAGCTCATGGCCTTTGTTAAGATACACATACAACCAGTATGGGATTTTCTTAGCCTCACAGTTTTTGATAAAACTCTTAAGGTAAGTATCCACATAAGTTCCCTGTGTCGCTTTAGAGATTAAAAAAGGACACCTATCTTTTACCGTGTCCCAGTCCTTGACCGGCTCATAATGACTAATATCAGGATATTTTTTACTCATGGTTTACCTCCTCCCGAATGTCCTCTTTCATTTCATCAATGTTATGCCATACGGTTTTCATATCACGTTCTAACAGTGCGGTTCTTTCCACAACACTGTTATGCTTTTCTACTTTCTTTTCTAACTGTTCGATGCGGTAGTTTGTAAGCTTCGTACTTGTCAGTATTCCGGCAAACGTACCGCATAATGTCCCACCTAGTGAAAGCAATCCAACAATAATATCATTTGTCATGCTTTCACCTCTGGAATGCCTGCGATACTGGTGAGTAAAGAAAGTACCCCGGCACATAAGGCCGTACCTAAAACCACCTTCCAGTCTACTGCCTGAATAGTCACACCCGCTGGAATTAAAGCAAGTGCGGCCTGTGCCATTGTCCGTGTGGCGCGAACACTTGCCGCCTTAATCCATTTCTTTGTATCTACATCGACTTTAAACACGCAATTCTCAAACATCGTTCTCACTCCCTTACCCTTTGCCCGTTATTCATCGTTGATTTTATTATATCAAGATAACATTGTCCTCTAGTCGTGCATCTAGCGGCACACCTAGAGGCGCACAGACCGAAACGCACAGAAATGCCCCGTAAATCAATTTTAATATTACATAGGATAAATTTATCCTTAAATATATTAAAATCGCTCTACGGGGCAAATAGACACCTTCTCGCGCGTCTTACGCCGTATATAATTTATATAATTCCAAAACTAAGCGTTTTTTGTTCCTCACAATGACTGAACGGTCCCGTCCTGCGTCAATCGCTATATATTGCAACGAATGACCCGAATTGTAATATTCGGGGATGATATAGAAATACGGGTCGAACCTGATTTCTGCCAGTGCAGCGGCTAGTTTTTTATTTGGCTTGCTGTGATAGTGTGCTTTCAGTTCTGCGCTCATGTATTGATAATTAAAAATATCATCGTCCTTTATCAAATCCCTTGCTAGTAATTCATCTAGGGTCATAGACACAATTTCTTTTATTTCTCGTTTCGTCATATTGTCACCTACTTCATTAAATTAAAGTGCGAAAGTGCGTATATATGTTACACGTTACTAATATATTATTTATATATTTCTTATATAGAAATACCCTTAATTTTTACCGTCGAAAATTTGTGTCATTTTTACAATAAACATGACTCAAGATGCGTAACAGCGTAACAGACCTTTAAAATACGGCTTATTTATGCGCTCTACGACTGTTACGCGTTACGCTTGTTACGCGTAACATTGCGTAACAGATGCGTAACAAAATAACGCACGTGAGTTATTTTTGTTACACTTGTTACGCATGTTACGAGTGTAACGCATTATTTTATTGTTTTTTACACAAACACAATTAACACTATTTTTCAATGTCAAAACCTTACCGTCGAGTTGTCAAAAATCGCGTAACACCTGTAACACCTTCTAAAACCCGCATGAATAAAGGCTCTAAGCGTTACACATCATCCGTAACAGATGCGTAACACCTGTTACAGATGTTACGCATTGTTACACATCTACTCGTAACACGCGTAACACGCCAAAACCCGCATAAATAAAGGCTCTCCGACATTTCCTGTTACACATAGTGTTACGCATTATTTTTGATATGCGTAACACGCTTATGCGTAAAAATGCACCACATTCAAGTATCAAAATACGTTATGATTTTATATTAAAATACTCTATCATTTAATGCTGCTACGCCTCTTTTACATACACCCGACACATTTCCCCGTCTATCCTTTTCGGTACGCTTTTGAGTCCTTTATACTTCCTTACCTGCTTAGAAAATTCAATATTCGATAGCGGCGTTAAGCCGTTCGCCGCACAAAATCCGGTGTATTCCCTGAACACTTTTGCGCTCGGTTCTCTCTCAATCGGCGGCTCCTCTTTAAAGAATAACAGTACCGGGTTGGCGTTTTCTTCGTATTCCTGTAATTTTTTCGCCACTTTATCGCTGTTTGTAAAGGCTTGCTGCTCCAAAACTGTACGCAGGCCACGGACACCAATCTGAATTAAATACTCCATACATTCAGGTGTTACAAGCTTGTACTTGATGTATGGGTCATAATCCGGGTCATTAACTGAAAAATATGCGTCAAAAGGAATGATGATAAGACGGCTCATAATTGCCGCACTGTCCCGGCCCTTACCAAGCCGCGGGATATTGTTAGCAGAAAAATAAAACTTTGCATAATTGGAGAAGTCGAACGGGTCTTGACCTTTTCTTTCCACGTTGATTGGGTTACCTGCCACAAGCTTTTTAAAGATAGCAGGGTTTGGGATGAACTCATCCCCTATATCGTCACCGATATTGACAAGCTTTCCCGCAAGCTGCGCCGTCTTAAAACGCTCACTAAGTTCTTTCAAGTCAAGTGATACGTCATTCCCTTTAAAGAGCGTTTCCAGCATACTAAGATATGTACTCTTACCGTTCTGTCTCTCACCTGTCAAGATAAAGCACTTTCTAAGCTCGTTACGCCTGTAAAAGCCGTATCCAATAGACTCCTCTAATAACTGCCTGATTTGCTCGTCATAGCAAACCATCTTATCAAGTGTCTTATCACATAATTCGTGATATGCCCCCGGTACATAGTTGTAATTGATTTTATTCGTGATAACTAAATCCGGGTCAAAGTCAAGCATCTTGTCTTTTTCCATGTCATACACGCCGTTTTTAAAAGCGATATAGTGGGCCGGTGCGACTTCTGCGCTGTCTTTTACAAGCAAGTCAAGGTATGACAGCACTTCGGCACGTTTGGAGCGGTTAAGGCCCGGTATATGTTTAATCATTGCCGCTTCAATCTCTTTCTGACCGTCCCTGTAAACGCCATCCTCATATATGTACATCGTGCCGTTGATTCTCTTAATGTGATAATTACTCTTTAAATACTGCGCGAACTTGTCATGCAAGAATGACTTACCCTTGAAAAAATTCGGCTTTCTGAAAGCTTCGTCTCTAAGGATTGTTTCTAACTCGTCACTGTCCAGCGGGTCGGGTAAAACATAATCGTTAAGTACACGGATGGCCTCTCTTGCGTCGTCGTTAGAAAAACCGTTACTTTGCAGCGTCAAGATATAATTAAATAATGCCTGATTGCGTCCGCTCCCACTTGTCAGGGTGGAAAAGTCGCGCTTTGTTGGCGCGGGTCTGAAAAATACGGGCGCAGCTCCCACGTTTGCATCTTCTTCATAACCCCATATGCATTCCCGCTCTTTGTTGCCGTATTTAAGTATCGCGTAACTGTTCGCCGTTCCCACCTTTATGTCTGCCCGGATACCACACGCAAGATTAACCTTTGTTTTGCAGGTTGGAAAGCTCCCGTCATTGATGAAATAAAAATGCATCCCATGAGTGGTCTGAAATACCTTACAATCAATGTCTCTATCCTCGACTATATCCATCATGCTTTCTGCTTGTTCTGCGTCGTCAATATCAATTAAAACGGTATCTTCTGCCAGAATCCCGGCAAATTCAGGTAAGTTCTTGACCTGCTCGTATGTTAAAAGGTCCTCCGGGCGTGCGTCCTTAAATTTCATTGTGCATTTCTTGTCTTTTGTTGTAACATAGCCTTTAAATAATGACACCTTTATCACCTGCTTCTTTCACAAAATCCACACCCGTTTCTTTCTTGATAACGTCCAAACAGTCCTCAAAACTGATAAAACCTTTATTTACAGAATCAAATAAATCTAATACTTTGTCAGAAAATCGGGCCATGCGGACCGGCCCGAAATCAAATGTATCTCTTAACGCGTTTAATGATAATCCCATCATCACAACAAATGCTTTTATCATCGCTTCATTCGATGCATCTTCTTTAATTTTCTGAATTTGCTGACTATTTAAAGTGTAACTTGCCACCGGCCCACTTATCCCGGCCTGTCTACGCTGCGCCCTGTTCATTTAACTACCTCACTTTCCCAACATCTTCGGCACGCTCCCGGATGTGTGAAATTCTTACACTTTTTAGATTCTTCCGTTGTTATCCCAAAATCACCCGGACAAAATTTTTTAATAAGCTTTTCTTCTTCCATCACTAACTTATCCATAGCCCATTCTTTGCCGGTCATAACTAACCCCTCCTAACAATCACATACCCGGCGGCCTTTGCCGCTGTCTTAAACCAATTTGTCTGTTCTTTTGCTTTTGCATTGCCCCTTAATGCTTTATTTCTTACTTGATTTCTCACGTTGTTTCTAATGATTTTACCGTTGTCAATAATCATTAACCGGCCTTTTTTGTCATACCCCACAAACGCCACCGTATGAATAGGGTTTTTCTGTTCAAATAAAACAATGCAATTAGCATCTAACGCCGCTTTGATTTTCTTGATAACGTCCCCGTTATTCTTTCCTGTAATAGCGTGCCACGTTGCGCGTGGGTGGTGACAGATTCCGTTGATTGCCTTTACTGTTCCGTAAATCGTCAATTTACTTCCTGTATAGCCGCGGACGTTCTTTTTCGCCCAGTTATAGATTTCTTTCGGGTTCCAAATACTCCCGTCCTTCTGTCTTACTTTTAAAAACTGTAAAGCGATACAAACGCCGTTACGCAAGGAACACCCGTGGGCCTTTTCAAACGCCCCCCATACTCCCGGCCTTGGAATTAAGATTTTAGTTCCATCGTTTAAAACTACACGGCTGGAATATCGCTTGTCTTTTACAGATAAAATTTTCATGCCTACACCTCCTAAATGTGTTCGTGTTCCTCGAACGGTTCCGCGTGCTGCTCTGCTTCTTTTTCAATCAGTTTGTTATACCTTTCCACGTATTCCTCCGGCGTTATCTCACCTTTAAAAAATAACTGCGCTAAATCTTTATATGTATCCTCCATACCTATCACTCCATCAATCTTGTAACTGGTTCGGGCTTTTTTAGTTTCCAGTTACACGGACATAGGCGCATTATTAGACAATCCCCGTCACCGTTGCCCATTCTACAGTTTTGACAGCTACTACTGTGGTTACCGTTAATGTCCATTTCGTCACACGCTTTTTGAATTGTCTCTAATGCCTTATATAACTCATTATCACTTATCATTTTTCTACACCTCCGCGCCGTACTGTCTAAGCCGTTCTTTTGCTACCTCGACATACCAATTTTTATCTAGGTTCGCCGGTATGGTCGCGCCTAGAATATTATCATTTTCAATAAAACACCGCTCCGGCGTATTTGCGAACTTTTCCGGGTTTCCGTCACATTTACACTTGTAAATCATGCCGTCCCGGTGGCTCTTACTTGCGAACACTCTATAGCACTTGTAAGAATATTTTTTCTGGTTATGTCTAACGTAATCATACTTATTAGACAGTTTGACAATCTTCTGAAATTGTATTAATTCGTTACAATCGTTTATAGTCTCTCCCGGCGGTATCCGGTCAATCATATAGTTTCTAATTGCCTGATTCACAATAGGTAAATCGTTATCAATTCGGGAAAGGTTCTTTACATACGCGCCCTTACACTCTATCTTTCCGTCCGGCTCTATCCATAGATAATTATTTACGTCTTTCTGATAGATTTCTGAAATAACGTCAAGGGATAGCCTCATGCCGGTTCTTTCCTCCCACTCCCAGCAAATATCATCTATCAGCTCAAAAGCCTCGTCTGTATCCGGTATCTGAATGATAAGACCGTCTGTATTGCTCTGTATAAGCTCGCAATGGCCTTCTAAATGCTCTAATAAATCAAGTAGCATTAATTGACCGTTAACACACATTAAATTGTTATTACGCGGGTCATAGAGTGGGTTATATTTGTCTTTCATTGCGCCGGACATTGAGTTTAATACTTTCTTATATGGTTCCTGTTCTTTCTTCTTTTTGGCCGCTTTCAGTTCGACACGAATATCATATACTTGTTTGTATCGTTCCGGGTGACGTGCCGCCCTACTGATTAAGTTATAAACTATTAACGTTGACGGGTAGTAAGACGTAACGTCAACGTGTAGCAATAAACCTTTTTTGTGTACTGGCTTTTTTGGTGCGCCGTGTAAGCCGCCCCAACCAAATGTATGCGGAACCCCGCATACATCAACGGTGAATTTATTTTTAACTAACTTACCGTTTTTATCTCTGACCTTGTACCGCTGGTTTTTCGGGTCCATGAACCAGTCCGCGACAAATTTGTATTTGTTGAGTTTTATAGTATCAAATACAAATAGTTTCCACTCCTCGTCCTCCGGCCAGTCTATACGCTTTGCATCAAGGATAGTGGCCGTTATCTGTGCATCTGTTTTACCGATATAGGACAAAGGTAAATCAAATACTTTCACCATGCCAAGCATCGCATGGAACACGTTAATTCTTTCCGCAAATACTTCAATCGTCTGCTCTACGTCGTGCGTACAATACTTAATAGTTTCCCTAATTTCTTCTTTTGTAAGTGGCCTGCCAATATCAAAATCAACGTCTGACTCTTTAATATTAGAACCCATGAATCCCTCCATGGGCTTTAGGCCGACGGGGGGGTTTGGCATTACGTCAAAGTTAATCAAGTGTATTTTATTGAGTAGAGAAGAAAACTCATAGGCCTTACGGTCGTATTTAATTATCCAATCATTTAGCTCTTTCGGGTCTAAATCACATAAAATACATTTTAAAATCCATTGGTCGTAGTTTCGACTATTGAACCCTACCCAAATGTCACGCTTGTATTTTTTATATAGCCGCTCTAATTTCCGTTTGTCGTCTACTATTACGTATGGCCGGGGCCTTTTCGGGTCGATTGCCACAACCATCCAGTTATAGCGGAACACCTCGAAATCATAAAAAATCAAGTAGATTCACCTGATTTCTGTAAGTAGTCAAGGTTTTTTATAACTCGCCTCTGCGCCCTCTGGTGTTCCTTATAGGTTCTTTTTGCGCCATGCCATATATCACTTGCGAGCCTTAAATCCTTGCGTAGCTCCGTTATTTCGTCTTTCGTGATTGACAAGCCATTTGCCCATTTTCTACTATTGATTCTTTCCCGGTGTTCTGCACATATCTGTTTATACTCAAAATACCGCCGTGAGCATTCCTTCATATTACATTCTAAAATATCACTTGCGATTTTTAGGTAGTTAATGCAAGCTTTCACGTTTTCCGGCTTTGTCTCCGGCTCTAAGTCCATCATTTTGAGTAATTTTTTTAATGTTCTTTGTTCGCACGGAAAAAACACCATTAAATTTATATCTGCTTCTCCTGTGTCCCATTTGATTTTTAAAATACTGTCGTCCACGCTCTTACCTCCTAAAATACCGGCCGGGGTATTATTTGCCCCCGGCCTAAAGGACCTTATTTGTTAGTCTGCGTATGTTGCCAGTACGCTAACATTATTAAATGCGTCCGGGTCATAGTTTACAAGGATTTCTACACCGTCCATATCCTCGGCCACGTCAAGAAGAACTTCCGCGAAATCAGCATAACCTTTAAATGATACGTCAAAGTCACATTCTAACTTTTGTAACCAGCTAACAACGCCCTGAATAGCCACGCCGTCATTCCACGTTGCTGTCTGCTTGTTACCGTAGATAACGCGATTCATGAACATACACGGTTTCTTTTTCGGTTTATAGTTATCCATAAAATCAAGGGCCTCCTTGTTGTTGCCTTTAACTCCAAACTCTTTAAAATCTTCTTTTGTAGCTGCGTCAATAACTCTAAACTGCCATTTTACCATCGGGCGGCCGTCCTTCGTTTCACCCAGTTCTAAGTTTTCCATATTCACAAAGTACACGCCCGCCGGAAGTTCTGGAAATTCTCCTGTACCGCCGTTTTCGGCTGCCTCTTTAATATCTTTGTTCAGTTCGTCAAAATTTACTTTTTCGTCTAATGCTGCTAAATCCATTCTTATTTTTCCTCCTATTTTCCTTTGACACAATCGTCTTTAAAATAAACTGTGATGCTATCAATATTTCTACTAGATTTGACCGTGATAACTGTGTCTATATCTTCGGATATAATACCCTCGACCATCATTAACGGCTCTGTGGCTTCTTCCGTGTACATTTTTCTATACAGCTTGTCAATTCTATCCGGGTCGGCCTCTAACTCGTTACCACACAGCCCTATAAATTTACATTTAGAACAGTCATGACTGTCACAATAATTATTGATTGCGTTAAGTTTCTCGCTAGTCGCAAAACTGTCAAATTTAACCTTACTCATCCTCTTTCACTTCCTTTACGACATAAACCATCTTAAAGTCCACAGCGTCACCATCTGCCGGCATATCACTCACGAGTAAAACGGTATATCTTTCTCCGTCGTCGTTCTCATACTCGTTAATATATGTATGGTCTTTTTTCTCAATAAAGCCGAAAGCCTTGTTTGTAATGTCGATATTTAAACCACCGCCACTGAATACGCGTACAACTTCGCTTGGCTTACTATATGGTTCTGGTAAATACGCATCTGTTAACTTCGCACTGTCAAAGTCAGCAAATTCATAAAGCAACTTTTCAATACTCTCGGACATTTTTCCGGGTGTACCACATACGGTGCAATACATGGGGATTTTCATTCCAATGCCTTCGAAAAATAACCATTTATCACCGCTTTTTGCTGTTAAAATGCTACCGTAACCACCTGCATATTTTGTAAAACTGTCAAATTTCATTTTTAACCTCACTTTCTAGTCTGATATATCCTCGTAACCTCTTTTATACTTGTTAAGCGTTATTTCTACGAAATATTCCTCCGGTTTGTCCGTCGTACTTACCTGTACCGGATAATTATTATTTGCCAAAATGTGGAATAAATCATCAACGCAAGGGCCTTTTATTTTAAGTATTACCATATTCGGTGTTGTGTCCATTTCTACCCCCTTCTACGTCTGCGACGTGGTGCGGGTGTTTCTTCATGGGCATGGTCCTGTGCGGTAGTTGGGACAGTCATAGTCTTGTCCCCGGCATCCGTAGCACTTGTACGGGTAGACTCCCCCACACGTTCTTCTTCCACTGCCTGCTCTGCTTCGGCTTCTGTCTCGGCCGCCGGTTTCTCTCTGTTCTTTCTTGTGCGGCGCGGCGGCTTGTCAAGTTTTGGCTCCTCGGCCTCCTCGAATGGGATTTCTTCTTTCTCGCCGGTTTCGTCTACATTCGCATACGCCACTTTCTCGGCGTTGTCTTTCTCTACTTCTTCACGGGATTTTCTTGTGCGGCGTTTAGGTGGTTCCGCAGGTATTTCCATTGCTCCTGAATCAGTCTGTCCATTCTCTGCCTGAAAAGATTCATTCTCTATATTTTCTTCATGAACCTGTCTAGCATCTGATTTCTCACTGTCCCCTGTGTCGTTATCCACTCCGTTTTTACGGGACTTTCTGCCACGTTTTGCGCCTGTTTCTTCTTTCTCTTCTTTAATAGGTGCTTTTTCAGACTCTTCTTTTTTCGCACTTCTTCTACCTCTTCTTTTCTTTCCGTCGTCCGCAATCGGGATGTCGTCTTTCTTTGCTGCTTCGTCAATCTCTGTCATTTCTTCGTCCGTCAGAAATTCCCCGATTTCGTAATAATTACGGATTTTTTCATCAATATATTTCAAATCATTATCGACTGCATAGCTTGGAAACATACCGGCCGGACTCTTTAACGTGTCCTTACCGTTTGTCTGTGTGATAAAATAATAGTTTCCGTCGGCTACCTTTGTGCCTAAGACAATCATAAACATACCCTCGATAGTGATATACTTATCTAATGCCTTACCGATTGTCTTAATCTTTGTTACGCCGTCGTCTGTAGTCTCAATATGCGACATGAAGTAAACTATCACGTCGTCTGGTAACTCTTTTAATGCGTCAAGAACTTTGAAATAGTCAAACTGCATTTCACTGAATTTGTCCCAACCTTTTTCAAGGCTCCGGCGCATGGCTGCCAGTCCAAGAATATACTGAAAATCATCAATGACAATGATTTTCTTTTTCGTCGCTTTCATTTCTTTGATAATCTCGTTTACGTCATTTGTACGAGTAAGTTCTAAGTGATTTTTAAAAGGCAAGATAGGTTTTTCAATACTGATAACCTTCACTTCGTCCTCTGATAAATTACGCATTGAATAGCTTTTACCGCTGCCACTCTCGCCTAAAATTAAAACGCCAATCGCCATTTATTTTTCCTCCTAATCAATTAAAAATTCTAAGTCAATAGGGAACCATGTTGTCGCTGCAATATCATTTGTTGTAAATTGAATTTCCACCTGCCCGTCTGCTTTTACCTGAATACGGGAAAAATGCGGGTGGCTATCCTGTGCAGAAGTGTTTTGTGGAAATGACATTGACTTGGGCGGTCGGTATCCTTCCGGTAACGTACCAATTACTTTAGGTACGGTCGTGAGTCCCTTAACGGCTCCATACAAATACACTTTGTTGCCGATTTTTCTGTATTTCGGGGCCTGTACTGTGCTGTAAGCACTTAAACCGCTAACAAGTGGAAAGTTCTTCCAACCTGAATCTGCTGTTTTCTGTTTTAATGCTTCTACATCTTCATAAATACCCATGCTCGCACCTCCTAAATAGAATAACTCGTATGAAGCGGGAACCATTTAGACGCTTCAAATGTCGCGCCATCCTGTACACCTTCAATAACGATTTCCCCGTTGCATTTAATACCTACTCGTGATGTCATGACCTTGTAAGGACTTCTAAAACTCGTATTCTGAATGTAATTGTGTGACATTCCCACCGGTCTAAATCCCTCCGGGATAGTTCCAATCGTTCCGGCGGCTAATACGTTCTTGCACGCCCCGCGGACAAACACAACTTTTCCAATCTTTCTGACCTGTGGCTTACTTCCGTCTGCATATGGCTGTACGCCGTTTGTAAGCGGTATGTCTACCCATCCACTGTCAGTGATAGCTGCCTGCGATAATGCCGTTTCTAAGTCGTTAATATCCTGCTGCGCCTGTGACATTGCTAATTCTAAAGCATCCACTCTCTCGTAAACTGTTGCCATGCCTAATCCTCCTTTTTCAGTAATTCAACCGCAAAGACATTGCGCGTGTTATAAATTGCAATCCACGCCGCTTTTTCATCTTTAACGATAACGAAACCATCTTTTAACGCCCAGTCCGCCCATTCGCCGGGTTCATAAAAAACTGAATTTCCGTTGTCAAACGTGATTTTTAAAACATCATACATTTTCATTCCCCTTTCTTTGTTTCTGTCACTCTACTCGCCCACATATCGGCAAAATGAATAATCATATAAAGCGGGGTTTCATTCCCCTGAATCTCGTATTTTAACGGGCCGTATAAGCCGTTATGATACAAAATTGCGTGCTGTTCTTCTTCTGTCAAGTCAACGAACATGGACGCTATCGCCACGCTTCTGATTTCGTGCGGCACATTGATTAATTCCGAATTGCGCTTATACGGTTTTGCGCCGGACTGTTTACCAGACGCAAGAATATTATCAATGTACTCTGCTTTTCCGAACTGTCCCATCTTACCTAAGTCATGTAATGCAGCCGAAATAATCACGCTATCCTGAATCTCGTTATAACCTGCGCCACCTAAGAGTGTAACGCCAATTTTCTCGGCCAGTTCCATGACGTTTATGGTATGTTCTGCCAGACCGCCCGGACAGGCTAAATGATTGCCTCCGCTACACGGGGTGGTAAAGAATCCGTAATGGTCCATATACTCGATAAGTCCATTCATCCCCAAACGGTCTGTTTTTATGAGTGCGTCAGTTATGTACTTCCTGTTATCCTCTCTCAAATCAAAAGCTCCTCTCATTAATCATCGCTACCAGCGCACGCGCCAGCGTGGTTTGTTCCGCGTTTAAAGCCCTTACAATGTCTTTAAACATTTGGAACTGGTCGGGGTATAAAATAACCGCGTACCCGTTTGCCATACTGTTGATACGGGCCACGTTATATTTTTGCAGCGCGGACGGCTTACCGTTCTGCGCCTTAACCTCAACGGCTACAAAGTAACCGTTTACACACGCTAAAATATCCGGCACGCCATTCTTTGTCATTCGGTTTGCAAAAAATTTAACCTGCCAACCGAAATTATCTTCGATATGTTTTTTTATCTTGTTTTCAAAGTTCTTTTCCTGTGCCACTCTCTCACCTCATTTCTGTAAGTATCACAAACGCGTTGTATTTCCAGAAATGCAAATCACCGTTCGGGCCGTTGTGTGCTACAGTATCAACCCAGCTCGCGAACATCCACATAAGGAATATCGCGGCGGCTAGTGTAATAAGCTCTTTCATGATTGTTTTAACTACTTTCTTCATACTCAAATAACTCCTCTGTATAATCCCGCCGCATTTTAAGCGTTCTGTATATCTTTTCTTCTATCGAACCTTTACAGGTAAGATAGTAGTAAAAACACGGCTTTTCTTGCCCTATCCTGTGAATCCTTTTCTTTGACTGTTCAAATAATTCACTTGATAATGGCGGGGTAAAATAAACTATTTTATTGGCCTTTTGTAAGTTAAGGCCCATCGCTCCGGCTTGGTATTGAATAAATGTGATAGAATCCGGGGCGTTTTCGTATGGTAACAGGTCTTTTTGTTTTCCGTTGACGACGGCCACCGGCCGGTTATTCTCCCATGCGATTCGGGATAACTTTTCCAGTTCATCATTGAAATTATAGAAAACTATCAATCTATCATTTGTGGATTCTACTAAGTCCCGGAACGCTTCCAGCTTTGCCGGGTTATACTGCCCGCATAACTGCCTTTCATAAAGCATTTTCGTGAGCGTGGTATCTCCAACAAGCTCTATATATTCACTGTAATCATCACCAACCAAAGTATTTACAATGCAATCTTTTCTGAAAATTCTGTAATCTTTTGTCGTCTGGACCTTGATTGACTGGTCTATCTGCCCCGGAAGGTCAAAAACTTCGTCGGTCTTTAAGAAATGGCAACCGTAATCACGCATTTTCTTTTTTAACCGCTCTACATTTTTATATCCGTCGATAATCATGATTGGAAAACCCTGTTTATCTTCATAATGAAAATCTATGTATTGTTTGTAGAAAAGCTGTTTCTTAATGTTCCAGCCTAACAAATGGAGCTGACTCCATAAGCGTTCATATTTCCCGCCCGTTGGGGTACCTGATAACAGAATGACGTTTTCCGGGTGCAGCTTCTTCAAAATGAACTTTGACCGCTTGCTGTTCTCGTTCTGTATCAATGAACTTTCGTCTAGTAGTAGAGTAAAGTCTTTAAGCTTTGTAAGTTCTGACCGCCTCCACGCTAGTTCATAATTGATAACACCAATGATAGGTGTATCCGTTCCGCTCGGACTTATACGTGTCATATAAGCACTAACGCCATTTTTTAATGTGAGATTTATCACAATCATAGACGGATAATTCTCTTTAAAATGCTCTACCCAATCATCAATTTTTGACTTCTGACAAATTACAAGATTTACTTTTGCGCCTAATTCATACATTTTTTCGGAACCCGTGAATGTCTTACCAAGTCCCATGTCATGATAGTATGCAACGTGATTTTTATTAATCGTTGCCGCTATCGCTTCGGCTTGGTGAGTATATAACTGTACTCCCGTACTATTCACCCTCTTTCTATTCGTCCTCATCAGACGTATAAGTTCCACCACCACATGTCGCGGCTACTGTTCCCGGTATTGCAAGTAATCCGATGATTATTAATAATTTAATCACTCTATCACCTCGATAAACTCTAAGGTGTCACTGCTCCATCCGTGGTCATTTTTCCGTTTCAAGTACGCGGTGAAAAAGTCTTTCACATCCTCAATGCTGGTAAATCGTCTATTGCCGGGTAGTAAATGACCATTACGCGGGTCTTTAATTTTCCCATCGACAATTTCATAAATGTGGCCCGTTTTGAATATGTTGTCACCTTCGGTAAAGATGATTTTTCCGTTATATGGTTCTGGTGCTTTTTCTTCTACCTTTTCCAGTCCTCTTTCATCAAATAAAGGGCCAAGGCCATCCAAGAAATAACCCACGCGCCCGTCACTGCACGTCATAACAGCATTAACTGTTCCGGTCATTCCGATAGTTATACTCATTACAGGATTCCAGTTACCCAAATACTCCGGGATATTACTTCCGTCTAAGACCTTCACTTTGTCGCCCATATTGAACTTTGTTTGCATTTTTAACCTCACTTTCCTAAGTATTCGTACACCTTCATGTCGCTAATGTGATATGTCCAACGGCTGGACATTTTCACGGCAACGCCGAAAGGCAAGATACCTTTTTGCAATCCGATTCTTACAAATTGTTCTGACTTGTTTAATAATCTAGCGGCCTCTTTAACCGTCACAAGATTCACCTTCCAGAAAATTTTCTTTTACTTCACTGGCCGAAATATCGAGCTTTACACTTAAAACGCTTAATTCCGATTGTGTAAAATCGGTTTCGCCGTTTAACTTTTTGCTTGCGGTCGTCCGGCTGATGTTAAGCAAATCAGAAATTGCGTTGACAAAACCGTTACAATATCCCGCGTCAATAAGCTTCTTTTTTAAAAACTTCGTGTTTGTCACTGTCTCACCTCCTGCCTATAAATATTTAATTGTCACGGCTGGAATTGAACCAGCGTTTTCCCGGCGTTCTTTAGCCTCGCTTCTCACGCTCTGACAGGTGCCTCCCCTGTCTGGTGCCTTACCTCTTGGCGACGTGACAACCGTTTCACAGAAAAGTTATTCGCCCCGGATGGTGGGGCGAAATTGCCGCGGCGGGAATCGAACCCGCGACATATCCGCTCGTTCTACCACTGAACTACGCGGCAACCTTTAACTAAAGGAGAAGAAAAAAGTATGATGGAAAGCCGTTGTGTTAATGAAGGGGATTGGCTTTCCCGTCAAGCGTTTGACCTCGGGGGATGTCTCCCGCCTGACAGTTATTATATTACAATAGTTTTCCATAAAATTCTATTGACATAATGCATAAAATTCTTACTATTTTGTTAGGAAAATTTCGCATAATGCAAAGAAAACTATTTATCATGAATAGAAATATAACACCCTTGCAAAAGTCAATCAATACTAAAAAAAGCGTAAATTGCTTATGTTTTGACTTTTGTGTATTACGTGTAGTACGCTAGAAACAGTTAGATAAAGTTAGGAGGTGGTAAACATGACGACGGGGAAAGTAATAAAATATTTACGCAAAAAGAAGGGACTCACACAAACAGAGTTAAGCGTGGTACTAGGCGTAAAAATTAGCAGCGTCCAAAAATACGAAAGTGGTAGTGTGAATAATTTAAAAATGGATGTAATTAGAAAATTAGTATCCTTCTTCAATATCTCACCGTGGCTGTTAATCTTTCCCGAAAGAATAAAGGGCATGAAAGACGATACAATAGACCGCTATATTTTAACCGGTACTTTGTACAGCATCCACGCCAAATGCATGACGTTGGACGACATAGGGCGCGAAAAACTAGAAAATTATGCGCGTGATTTACTTGATTCCGGCAATTATACGCGAAAATAGCGCAATCCGTTACGCATCTGTTACGCAATGTTACGCGTAACAAGCGTAACGCGTAACACAAAAAGACCGCTATTTCGTGCGGTCTACGGGGTGCGTGTTACGCTGTTACGCATTTCAAAGTAAGTATATTGTAGAAATAACGAAAAAATTTGACGGTAAAAATTAGAGGCTATATATAAAGAATAAAATATATAGTGTAACTGTAACGCGTAACAACGCACCCGCGTGAAAATTGAAAATTAAAGTAACTTAAAATCAAACAGAAAAGAGGCGTTTATTTTGCGTCGTGGCAATGGAGAAGGAAGTATATACAAATTAGGCGGTAAGCGTCGTCGCCCGTGGGCGGTCCGTGTGACCGCTGGTTGGACTTTAGAGGGTAAACAGTTATATAAGTACGTCGGGTACTATAAAACGAAAACAGAGGCAAAAGAGGCCCTTAGAGGGTATCTTATGAACCCTTACGATTTATCAAGTAAGGACGTAAAACTAATAGAAGTATTCAAAGAGTGGCACGAAACAAGTGATTTAGCAGACAAAACGAAACGGAACTATACAAGCGCGTTCAATCAAGCCGCCACGTTGCACCGGGTACCGCTCCGGGATATAAAAGCCGCACACTTGGAAAATACTATGGTTCCCATGTCGGACCACATGAAACGCGTATTTAAAAACTGTATGAATCAAATATACATTCACGCTATGAAATACGAAATCGTAGATAAAAACATCATGGAGCTGGTAACGGTTAAGGATGTGAAGATAGAGGAACGCGTACCATTCACGCCGGAAGAAATAGAGAAGGTAAGAGGATTCAAACACCCGCTAAATGATACCGCGATTATCTTGTTATATACTGGCCTACGTATAACAGAATTATTGGAGATTGAAGTAAAGAATGTATTTTTAAACGAAAAATACATGATAGCCGGGAAAAAGACAAAAGCCGGAACGGATAGGGTTATCCCACTCCATGATGAAATTGTCCCGCTTGTATCTGCCAGATACGCACAAGGAAATAAATATTTGATTACGCGGGAAAATAAGAAAATCCCATATCGCTCCTATCGCCAAATATATTGGGATAAAATGACAGCGACACTAAATATAAACCATACACCACATGATACCCGCCACACGTTCGCAACGGCCGCGGACCGCTGTAATTTAAACCGCGTAGCCGTTAAGAGGATTATGGGCCACGCTGTCAAAGATGTGACAGAACATTATACACACAAAAACATTGACGAACTACTAACAGAAGTAAATAAAATTGTATACTGTAAATAACAAAAGCGTGTGTATTGTACTGTCACTTGTACACAAAAATTCCACGCAATTCTAACACCACTAAACGCCGTTATATCAACGGTTTGCCCGCTATGACAGGGTTTCGGGTCTTTTGCCTGAAAGTTCCCAAATCCCATCATAGCGGGCTTTTTATGCCCTTTTGTCTATTGCGTGTTAATTGTAGCCGCTTCTGGTTGTCTAATCTGATTTTCTCACAATAGACAGCATAAACGCAATTCTAACGCCCGTATATGCCCCGTAAAGGGATTTTATTTATTATCCTGATAAAATACACACCTAAAAGAAAAACCGCCCATATAGGGCGGCTGTGTGCTTTATTTCGACTTTACAAAGTCATTTACCGCGGTGCGGTCTAGTTCGTCTCCACTTGGTGAGAATGGGTCACGCTCTAGCCTTGCAACGTCGGCCAGTGCCATCTTTTCGGGTTCGTCGTGTTTCTCACGTTTCCAGAAGTTTAGGCACTCGCTATAAAATTTCTTGCAGATGGTAGTTGTTTGTTGATAAGTTTTCATTTTCTCATTTCCCCTTTAGGTTTTATTAAGCTTTATTAGCTTATATACTCATTATAACGCAAGTGCGTTATTAGGTCAAGCGTTTTTATAAAAATAAATTAAAAAACCGCTCTATATGAGCGGTGCTAAATTTATTTCTATAGCGTTATCTTTAGAAGTAAAACCATAGATATTTATTATATTATGGTTGCCGTAATCATGAAACATTTTAGATATTTCAGACCGTCTATATTGATACTCTTTTCCGCTAACCAGTAAGATATACCTGTCAGCGGAAAGAATATTTTTTAGGCTGTTTAATTTCATGCTGTCATGAACTCCCTTAGTTGTCCATCTTCCGGTGCGTCCTGTTCTAACCACTTATCAAATGCTTCCGGGTTTCGACTTTCTAGTTCATCCATAAGCCACTCGCGGACCATCGCACATTCAGCGGTGCGGATGTTCGTTGTTAGTTCCCATTCGTCTAATAAATTCCCTAATGTTTCATTACTTAATAATTCCCTTGCGTGTTTTTCTTGTACTGTCATTTTTATAATTCCCCTTTCTGTTTATGTATTTATTATAACGCATGTGCGTTATAAAGTCAATAGGTTTTTGAAAATTTTTTGAAAAAATAACCGGTCATTTCTGACCGGCATTTTGTTTTTAGTTGTTGATTGCCTCCACTTGGTCGAATGTGAACCACGAAGCACGTTTCATGAACATTTTTGTTTCGTCCTCCTCGTCCTCGTTCTTGGCTTTCTTCTCAACGTATTTCCAGATTGGGAAAGACGCTTTCGCTTTCTGTCCCTTCTTCACTTGATAGCCTAACTTTTTCCATGCCGCATATGTATGAATTGTTTCCGGCTCCTCTACTTCAATTTCATATTCGTTGCCGTCAGCGTCAATTTGCATTGCTTTTAACATTCTACCAGTCCCTTTGATGATACCGGCTTCCAACAAGTTAATAGATTCATTCATGATAATTTGAGCGTTTGTCATTTCTTTGTACCTCTTTCCTTTTCTTTATGTACTTATTATATCACGCGTATGCGTTAATTTCAATAGTAATTTTGTACAAAATAAAGAGCATATCATTGTACATTTTTACTAAAATCACATATAATAAAGACATACCAAACAGAAAGAAGGAATTGAAATGGATATTATACCGATTTCAGATTTACGAGATACAAACAAAATCAGTGAATATTGCACACATACAGGTAAGCCGCTCTTTGTAACAAAAAACGGTTCCGGCCATCTGGTTGTACAATCATACGCCGAATACCAGCGGCAACAAGACGACATAAGGACACTAAAAGCCATTCTTGAAAGTGAGCGGACACAAGCAAGGAACGGCGGGCGTACTATCCCACATGAGGACATGAAAAAGAAATATGGTCTATAAGATACGCTATACAGAAAAAGCCGCTAATGATTTAGACACGATTTATGACTTTATCCGCACCGCGTACAAGTCAGAAGAAACGGCGACAAATATAATAAAAACAATCTTGACCGCTATTGATAAGCTCGACACGTTCCCGGACGGTCGGCCAGAATACCGGTTAGACTCACGCTATAAAGTAATTTATCCGGGAAATTATCAGGTGATATTTGAGATTGACAACGAAAACGAGATAGTAAACATAATCAGGATACTACCCTCTATCTACGTACATTAAAAAAGAGCCGCTTAGTTTAGCGGCTCTTTCCAGTTTATTAAATCTTCAATGGTTACTTGCAGCGCGTCAGCAACCTTTTTAAGCTGGTATACGTCGCGCGGGGTTCTTCTTCCGTTCTCCCAATCGTCGATTGTCCGGGACGGAACCCCGGACAAATCGGACAACTGTTTTCTATTCATGTTCTTTTTGGTTCTCAACTCTTTGATGTGATTCATTGTGTTACCCTCCTAGTTAATTATATAATTCTGTTTTTATTATTTCCATCCTCTTACCCCTTGCGTACCCGTACATTGAAATCGCTTTTCTTTTTGCGTCCTCTAGGTTCGCTTTCGAGTTTGCTCTGTGGTCTGACCAAAACTCAAAAGTTCCGTAGTCGTGACCTTCGTCATAGCTTGCCAAATATCTCCTCATGGTATTTTCACTTTCTGCCCTCGTAACCTCCGGGGCGGGTGATACTGTTATTCAACTCCGTATAAATCGGGGTCACAATATTCATTTTCATAAGCTTCTAATGCTTCGTCAAGTGTTTCAAATTCTTCTACTGTCTGAATCTCACCATTGTAAATAGCTTCGTCCCAGTTCATTCCCTGTTTCTTTGCCTCGTCTGTTAATTCATATACTCTATGTGCCATTTTATACTCACTTTCTCCCGGCGTATCCCCGCCGGGTGGGCTTGCGTTACTGTTCGTTGATAAAGTTCTGAACCTTTTCTATTGTATTCTCTTCTGGATTATCGTAGAAGTTTTCTGAATATTCTTTATTGTCCCAAACTTCAAATTCTCCTGTGTCATCATTATAGAATACTGTCAGATTCTTTTCTGCTGCCCCCTTAAAATCTCTTGTAATATTTTCTCTCATTTTAGTTTTCCTCCTCATCAATTTCAAAACTTGAACAAATAGCTTCTACCATTTCGTCAATTTCTTCCTGTGTGATTTCTTCTCTTTCGTCCTCTGGCGTTCTTCCTGCGTCGATTGCCTCTAATGCTTCTGTGAAGTTATATCCTTTACTTGCTACCATCCTTGCGATTTCTACGTTCGTTCTTGTCATTTCTTTGTACCTTCCTTTCCTTACCTTGTGATTATATTATAACGCATATGCGTTAGTTTGTCAAGTGTTATTTTTGAAAATTTTTATTATGCTTCGTACTCTGTTACCTGATATTCTAAGTCGTCTACATCTTCTTTATAGCCGTTTTCAATCAGCCACGCTTTGACAAGCTCAATAGCTTCTTCTTCTGTTTCTGCTACGGTGTAATCTCCTACCCAGTTATCAAAATCCTGTGTGTTATCTGTTCTCATTTCTACATCGTACTTTTTCATTGTTTTACTTCCTTTCTTTGTTGTGTTTGTTTCTCTTAACTTGTTTATATTATAACGCAAGTGCGTGTAAAAGTCCATTGACAAAATGCACAAAAATAACGCGTTTGCGTTGTGCAACTTTTATATTCAACTCGCGCGCGAAATTATATAAATATATAAGATAATATCAGTAGTAGTAATAGTAGGGGCTGTGGATAGTGGGGATAAGTCCAAAATATGGCTATTTTATGCGGTTTTTTAGGGTGTTTTTAATGTGGATAAGTAAGTGTATAACTATGTGGATTCTTTGCGGATGAAATGTGCATAACTCATATTTATAAATGTCAATATGAAGTTATCCACAATAAAAATGTGGACAAAGTGCATAGAAATTTAGGCACCAAAAAAGCACTCACTTGCTCAAGGTGAATGCTTTTTTGGCAACTTTCTAAAGGAATTGTATGGTACAAGAAAAAGTACAAAACTCTCTCACCATCTGGTAAAAAATAGTATATCAAAATAACTATTTTTTGTCAACTATGCCTGACCGATTTTAGATTTTAATACTGTAATTTCAAGGATGTTATCTGCTTCTAGTTCCGCGTTTGTATGTATCTCGACGGGTGTTTTTGACGTGTCTAACAAATAATCATAATCCTCAACGAGCATAACACCGTTAACATTTATAAATAAAACGTCACTAGCCGCGTAAGTATAGTCGGACATATCAAGTGGGAAAACGCCGTTTTTTGTCCCCATATCAACGACTTTGTGGAATTTCTGGATATAGGTATTGACATTTAGCCGGTCTGTAAGAGCGGTAAACCAAGTATTAAACGCTGTTTCCTGTGCCTCCTGCCAGTCCTGCATAGTCTGTAACTGTTGCTCATACGCCGTTTGATACTGTAAGAATAATTTACTTGTGTCCACCTGCTGCACGATACCCGTTACCCAGCCGCACACGTTGTTATCCGGGCGGGTATCCTCAATGTTTGCCTGTGTGATAGCGGTAACGCCGCGGCCCACATAGACATAGGCTAGACACATTTCTTTGACCGTTTCCGAATTTGTCATAGTCGGTTTAATTGGTGCCGTTGCGTTCTCACCGTCCTTTGTCACGACAGAAATAGTACGCGCTGACAAGTCTAACCGAATTACAATAGCTGTATAACGGTTTAATGTAACGTGTGCAGCGTTGATTGTGAGCGGGTAAGCCGCCGTATTTTTAAGCCATTTCGAATCAATGATAGCGCGCCCAGCTCCTACTTGTACCTGCATACCTGTACCGGTCAATACCTGCATGGCATCATCCACGCTCTCATAAACCCCGTCACTCACAAGGCCCTCAAAATATGTACTCATTTGGTCTGCGTTATATACGCGGTCGTATGTTCCGTCTGATTGTTTTATTGCGTTAAAAAATCCGTATGTAATAGCCATCTTTACACCTCCCACGTGCTGAATGTCGGAACTATTGACGTTCCGTTTTGGTCCTCACTCTCGATTATCTCAATGATACGGGGCGTTGCGCTTATACCGTACTCATTGATAACCTGCACGGTATCCCCTAAGAAATAATCTTGATTTAATATATAATTGCCGTCCGGGATTACGTTTCCTTCAAATGATTCTGTAAAAGACGTTGTATTTAATTCATCTTTCGCATAATCTTGCAGCATCTTATAATATTGCTCCTCGGTTATGATTGTCCCGTTGCTTGACACGCTAGAACCGTCTATATATGCCTCATATCGCTCTAGGCCGCTAGAATCTCCGATAGTAGTGGTACGCTGGTTCACGCCCTCACCCTCGCCACCTATGAGCGCGGCATTTTTAAACTCTGCCCGCTCATAGGTATAAGTGGAGGCTAACAGGTTGTCAAATTCATCGGAAAATACGACGGGTAAACGGTCTTTTTGATTGTAAGAGCGGTCAAGGCCCTTATATAACTTAAAGACGAATTTCCCGTCTTTGATATACACGTCCCAGCCAATGCCGTAAGTCTGGCAGGTGGACGTTATCCACTCGTCTAAATCCTCACCCATTGCCTGAATGTCGAACGTGTCCGTAATTCCGGCCGGTCCATCAAGAATAAAATTATCAATCTTTCTTTTCTCGTCGTCAGGACTGATAATATTTTCCGTGATTATTTGCCGGATACCCGTTTCAACTTTCCCCGTTAGATTAGTCTGTTTCCAGATAACCCGGCGGCCGACAATACTTTTTAGGCCTCGGCCGGATACGGTCATTTGGTTACCGTCCTCCCAGTCTGCCACTATTTTGATATTTTCGATTATCATGACGTTCTGCCACGTACCCCCGTCGCGGTCCTTATCGCGACAAAGTAGCCGGTCTTTTTGTAGCAAGTCAATGTTTTTATCCGTCGCCGGAACAACTAACTCAAAGTCATTCGTATCAAAATATTGTACTGTCCAAATATTACTCTCAAATGTATCTATCATATCAAGGATTTGAGTGGATGAATCAAGAACGTAAATATCCATAATCACACCCCCTCAAACTGATTGTTAATGATAAAGATACACTGTAAATTTTCCGGGAACTCGTCGGCCTCGCAAGTAAACACATTATCTCCCGGTACGAGATTAAACCACGTTGACCCCGCGTCTAATTTCCCTACAATGTTTGACTGTACGCCGTCGCGTAAAAGGATAATAGACTTTTCTTTCTTCCGGGTGTTTATGGTGATTTCGTCGCCCGGTTCCATTTCCACGTTTAAAAACATATGGTCGGCGGTGTCTACATTGTAGAGCTTCGGATTTAAGACCCTACTAAGTGCGTTTAATTTGATAACCACGCCTGTTTCTACGTCCCCGCCGTTTATGATAGTTTTCTGTTCACCCAGTGCGATTTCAGAAAACGGGATACCTGCGGCCTCTATCGCGAACGGAAAAACAAACATATTTTCTGTGTTTGAAAACTCGGTAACGCTCTCTTTTACGGCCCTGAAAAGTGCCATCGGGCAACTAATCTCAATTTGTGCGGTCTGTTTTTTATCAAAATACTCAACCGAAAATTTCGATACATACCCATCTATGTACACATCCCGCACACCGTTTTTATAGTAGAGGCGTACCGGGTATTTTGTTTTAAAGTAACGATACAATAACAGGCGGTTAGCTTCGGCCGGTCCGTTTATCGCCATCGTAATTGTGATAGTACGGTCATTAACACGGGAACTATTGAACACAGAACCGTCCGTGTTTGCCACCTGTGTTGTGTTTATAACCCCTTCCGGGGGATAGAGGCCGTCAATATCTGTAATGGCATAGCGCGGGTTATTTGTTATTTCTAACTGTTCCCCATACTTGTTTTCTGCGATTAATGTATACATTCTCTATCCCTCCTTTATACTGGCTGCGTCATGGCCTTAACCATGCTCACCTGTTGCCGCCTAGCTCTGTAAGTATCTAACGCTGAAAGTGATTTAGGACTTGTGTTATTCTGTACAAGATTGTAATTGTTTACAATCGTCTGACTATTGTTTGCAATTCCGTTTCCTGTACTACCTTTGACCGCACTTCTTACCGTTGGAATGTTTGCGGTCATGTCAGTAAGTGGAGCGGTCACACCACTAATGAACGCTTTCACCCGTGTCTGTACCTGTTTGATAGTATCAATCAGGCCATTTCCAAAACCTTGACCGGTGAACGCGCCTAATTTTTCAGTGACTTTTGATGGGCTGTGAATGTCCAGTTCGTCTTTAAATTCGTCTACCATTGCTTTCACCATTGTTTTCACTGCACTTGTCATATAGTCAGTGTTTTTTGTAAGGCCGGAAGTAAATCCCTTCATGGCATTTACGCCCATTTCCTCTAGCTGCTTCGGTAAATCCTTAAAAGCGGCCGACAATGAATTTTTATATTCTTTTGCGACGTTATCAAAGTCTTTTTGATATGTCTTTTTCGCTAGCTCCTCGGACACCCTCATTTTTTCGTCATATGCATCTGAATAGGCTTTTAAGTCCGCGTCACTCATAGATAGTAAGCGGTCCATAAAGGCCCCGCCCTCATCCATATCATAGCTTGCGATTTGGTCAAATAGTTCGGATGATACTTTACTTTTGATTGTCTGTAATTTCTGCGCGTACTCTTTAATATTCTGCGTCTGTGCTTTAATATCGTTCACGGTCATAATACCCGCGCCCGAAATCTCGAACAAATCACCGGCACGCTTTAATTTAGAAATTAAACTATCCTGCTTACTGATTAAATCATCATAGCGGGCTTGATAGGTGCCTGTGATGCCGTTTATCGTGTCGTCAATCAGTGCTTGCGCTTTTGTCTGATAATCACTCAATGCGCTAGAAAACTCCGAAAGCATTTGAGAAGATGCCGTCTGATAAGCCTTGTTGAAATCAGTCTGGTCTTTGACTAACTGTTTATAGTTATCAACCTGTTTCTTTGCAGCGGACATATTTTTATTTTGTGCAGCCATAGTTTTCTTATCGGCTGCCATTTCCTTTTTGTACGTCGCCATCTGCTTTTTATATTTCGTCTTATCAGACTTTTTCTTTGCTTTGTTATAGCTTTTCTTTGCTTTATTGTAGTTTTTTGACGCTTTGTCATAGCTTGTTTTTGCTTTGTCGTACTTACTCTTAGCGGTATCATATTTTTTCTGGTAGGTGCTTTGCTTACTTTCGTACTTGGACAACTGGCTCTCTAAACCGGCCGTTTTTTGGTCGTTTAGATATTGCATTTTGCTAGTCATATAATTAATTTTATCTGACATCGCTTTAGAAAATACAGAACTTGCCTCACTTGCCACGCTGGAAAAATTAAAATCACTTAATCCGGCCAGTGTAGTTATGACGCTCTTAACTGTATTTTTTACAGTGTTTGTAAGGTTTGTCTGTTCACTTACAATCCCGTTAATGTACCCTTTTACAAAATTCTTACCGCTGCCATATGTTAATTTTGACGGTGAACCCTCTTTTTGCGCGTCCCGTAAGGATTGTACAGACTGCACACCCATCTGCGCCGCGGACTGTACGGCGGCTTTTGTCATGGATTGAATACCGTTTGTATAACCCTGTCCAAAATATTTACCAGATTGGGTTGTCAACTTAGACGGTGAACCCTCTTTTTGTCCTTTTTTCAGTCCAGCCCACGCCTTTTTAGCTAAAGACTCGGCTTTAGAATATGCTGCACTTACGAGTGAACCAATACCATTGATAAAACCTTGTGCAAAATTTGTACCGGAACTATATGCGCTTACGGAACCGGCTCCACTTTTGGCGTTATCTCCTAACGATTTACCTTTGCTTCTCGCGGTTCCTGTCTTACTTCCTACGCCACTAGCGTACTCGGTACCTGCTTTTGCACCTGTTTTGTGCATCCCGCCGGAACCGCTTTTTGCACCGGTGTCGGCACTCTTTCCGATTGTCTGACCGGCTTTCTGGTTCTGTCCTTTTGTAGCAGATACTCCGGCGGCGTGATTCTTACCGGCTTTTGTTCCGGTCGCTTTCGCGCTCTTTGCTCCGGTTGCCTGTCCAGTAACTACGGCTTTACCGTCTGCCTGTCCTGCCTTTTTATTCGCGCCGGTCGTACTCTTTGCGCCCGTGGCGTGGTCTTTACCTGACTTCTGCCCGGCGGCTTTCGCACCTTTAGAACCTTCTTTTTGTCCGTCAACGGTGGCTTTTCCTAATGCTTTACCCGCTTCTTCCGCGGTCGTTTTCCCGGCTAAAATCTGTTTAACAAGGCTATTGACTGTATTTGTTCCGTCCTGTCCGGCTTTCGCCGCTGCGTCCTTAAAGGATACCGCGTCATTGATTAATTTCGCGGCTTGGTCTACGCTGGTTTTTCCTGTTGCAATCCCTTGCATGAGTGATTGTGGGATTTGCTTTCCAGTGATACCGGCTTGCGTCAATGTCTGTTTAAAATCAATCGCGGTTTGTAACTGCTTTGTTGCGGTATCCACACTGATTTTTCCACTTGCGATTCCGTTTGCTAACGATTTAGGCACTTCCACACCCGCATTTTTCGCCTTAGTCACAACGTTGCTAGAATTAAAATCTAACGCACTTTGTAACTGTTTCGTGGCCTGTTCAACGGACACTTTACCGCTCGCGATTCCATCCCGTAACGATTTAGGTATTTTTATACCTGCTTCTTTTGCGGCGGCTAACGTCTGTGAATTGTCAAATTTCGCGATATTTGTCAGACGGTTCACTGCCTCCTGCGCGGAAATTTCGCCGCTGGAAATTCCCTCGGCTAAGTTTTTCGGGATTTTCACGCCGTCAACTTTCGCCTGTTTTGCCAGATTGTCAAACTTAATAAGGTTTTCCATACCCTCAACGGTGGATGGTACTTCATACTGACCTTCTTTGATTCCGTCAGATACGGCTTTCGGGATTTTCTTTCCTTTTGCTTTCATCTTTTCGGTGATTGCGTCAAGTGCTTTCTCGGTTTCGGCGGCGTTTATGGTCGTTTCCGCGTATTTCTCCGTTCGGTCGTACTCATTATTAAGCTCTTGTAATTTCTTTTTGTTCTTTTCAAGTGCGCTATTTGTCTTTTCATAAGCTTCTTTTTTTGTTCTTTCCGCTTTCGCTAACTTCAAATAGTTTTCATACTCTTTACCGTATACGTGCATACCCGCATCGGCCCACGCCTGTTGTGCTTCCGCGGTCTTTTTCTTTGCTTCGGTGTACGCTTTTTCGTTCTTAGCGTTCTGCTTTGTCAGTTCGCCTTGTCGTGTCTCAACTTTTACAATGTCTTGTGCTATCGTAGTAAGGTTTGCTTGTGCGGCTTTCGCCTTAATCAGTTCTTTTTGAGCGGAAATATTGTTTTTTAATGCCTCGGTAGACTGATTAAGCTTATCTTTTTCTTCGTCATACTTTAAATTTAAGTCCGGCATAAGGTCATTGAGCTTTGACACATAATCTTTTATCTGTGCTTTTTGCGCCGCGCTCTTATGCTCGACACCAATTAGCTTATTTAAGCGGTCAAAATAAATGTCCGCTTGCGCGCCCTCTGCCTCTGCGCTCTTAGTGCTGTCCTGTCTTGCCTTGTCAGAGTCTTTGAGTGCCTTTGTAAGCTCTTTTTGTTTGTCGATAAGGGTATTTGTCGCCTCTACGTTTTCATCCGTCTTATCGGTCGATAACTGCGTTTTAACGGCATACGCGGCGAAACCCGCTGTAAGTAAGGCTATGCCCGCAACTACCGCCGTTACTGGATTTGCAAGCATCGCGGCGTTAAGTCCCACGGTCGCGCCCGTGGCTGCTGTGGTCGCGGTGGTGACTAATCCCATCGCCGCGGCTGCTTTTGTGAGTACACTAATAAATCCGGCCACCTTACCGGCTACAAACAAGGTACTAAACGCGGCCCCTACTCCCGAAATGACAGGAATAAGGATGTTCATGTTCCGAATAGCATAGTCAACAAATGATTTGATACCGGGTAAAGCTTGCTGCGCTAACGGTGCGATAAATTCCGTTTTTAATTTTCGCCCGATTTCTGTGAACTGTGTGCCTATGTCGTCATAACGAACGTCTTTAACACTCTGCATAGTACCCTTGACGTTTTTAAATGTGTCGCCGGTCGTTGTCAAAGATTTTACGACTTTTAAGTTTGCATCTTCTCCCATCGTACCGAAAGCGGTCGCGGCCATGTTAAGTGCGTCCTGTTCGTTCGTACAGTTATTAATGTCTTTAACAATAGAGTCAATGACATCTTTCATGGTACCCTTGCCGCTCTCCCAATTTTTAAAAGCGGTTTTGGTATTTTCGCTAAACATATTTATGTTTTTGCCTATTGTACCATCACCAAGTCGGTTTTTAATCTCATTGATAGAGTCATTGACTTTATCAAGATTGTATGCACCGTTCTTTGTGCCGTTTGCTAACAACTGGAAATACTCCTGCGCGGAATATCCGGCCTGTTTAAAGTTACCGCCGTACTCGGAAATGTTATCCCCTAATTCGTCCGTATAGTCAAGGCCCTCTTGTGAACCTTTCGCGAACAGGTCAAAAGCCGTTGTAGCATCAAGGCCGAAATGCGTCATTAAATTGCTAACGCCTCGGATAGTCTCGTTAAAATCACTCCCGAACGTATCTTCTAAAGTGATGGCGTTTTCTGCCAGCTCTTTAATTTTTGATGGGTCCGTTTCGTGCGTTACCTGCTTGATATAGGCCATCTTGTCGCCCACATCCTGTAAACTTTCTCCGTAAGCATTATTATATAAGTCGTTCATTTCACCCTTGAACGCTTTCATTTCTTCCGCACTCGCGCCCGTCTGCGCTTGGAATTTGTTATAGGCTTGGTCTGATTCTGTGCCAAATTCTTTTAATGCGCTGACTGCTCCACGGATGCCGTCCGCTACCAAGTCAGCTAATGCACCTTTTAAGACCGTGAAGCCGTCTGAACTATCCTCTGCCTCGTTTCCTGCCTTGTCCAAGCTATTGTCTAAGTCGTCCGCTGCATTCGCAGCGTTTGACATTTTACTTTTGTTTTCTGCCAGTTCACTCGACAAGCTAGAAATCTCACTAGCTAACTGTTGCGCCTCGGTCGATGCCTTGCCCTGCTCTAATACAACGCTCGCATACCGCGTTTTAAGGCCCTGTAGGTCGCTTTCCTGCTTAGAAATCGTATCACCCAGTTCTTCATAGGCCGAACGCATTTCATCCGCACCACTGCCTGCCTGACTCGCTTCATTGTCAAGCTGCGACAGCATACGCCCGTATTTTTCAAGTGACGCTTTCGTTTTATTGACAGCGGCTTCTTGATTCTTAATCTTGATAAGTAATTCCTGCGCGCCCTTGGAATTTTTACCCTGTGATTGTACAGTAAGCTCATACTGTTTATTTAAGTCAGATAAAATGGATTTTTCCGCTTTTAAGGTGCTGCGTAATTGGTCCATTTTCGCACTCAAACCGTCCGCGGACTGCGCCCAGTTATCCATACCGGCACTAGAGGCCTTAAACTCGGCATTTGCCAGCCTGATTTGTCGCCTTGCCTCGGTCATTGACCGTTTTAGGTCGGATATGTCCATTTTTAATTTTGTTGTGCTTGTATCTGTCGGCATTGTCTCACCACCTTAAAACCAGTTATCCCCGGCGGGCCGTCGGATAACCCTGTTATCATCGTTCTTGTTGTCCTCCTGTTTCGCCTCTCTTATCTGCATTGCGCGCACGTCACTATATAGCCTTATCACATCGTGAAATGATTTCTTTTCCACGTCGTAAGGTGTCATAGCCGGAAATTCTTTACATAACTGATAATTGATATTAAATAACACCTCAAAGAGCGGGGTATCATCTACCCCGCTATCTAGTTTTTTGGGTCTTTTGGAATTGATAAAATATCAACAAAAGAGGCTTTTAAAATGTTCAAAATTGCCGGGATTAATTCTTTCAGTTTGACGTGTTCCCAGTCCTCCGGCTCCATGTCAGGGAAGCATTTTCCCAGCACGCCCACAAGCTGCTCCCATGCGCCGTATACGACGTTCAAAAGCTCGCCTGTATCATTTACATTATCTACGTTTAAAAGTTTCATAAGAGCGCGGATAGTTCCAAACTCTAAATCTATTGTCTGTGCTTCACAAGTCTTTACGACTTCGTTATTTTCGTCATAAACATTGATTGTTAATTTCATCGGGTATACCTCCCTTTTTAATCTTTCAAATTTTCCCGGCACTTTCGCACCGGGAAATGTCAATAATTAATTTAGATTAATCGGTTAATATTAATCGAGTGCTTATCGAGTGAAACTCGATTAGGCTTTTGCGGTAACAGTATCAGGTGTCTGAACTGTAGCAAAGAATTTAGATGTGTCCACAAGGTCAAGACTTGTATCTACGTTAACCGATTTCGCTGGTTTACCTGTCTTTGTGAATTTATGTGTCGTGGAAATACCTGTATATGTAATTTCCTGACCGTTTGCGTCTGTTCCGTCGTCCTCTGTCGCGTGGTCTGAATCCGGGATATTAAATGTTCCTTTCAGTCTCCAAACAAGCACCTCCGTACCGTCTGTTTTCTTTGTACGGTACCCGAACGCAAAATAGCCCGGTGTTCTTTCCTGCTCAACCATCATACCGGTTGTTTTGTCATAATACTGGCCTGTGATTTCTGCCAGAACGTCCAGCGGAATAGCAGAGCTGTTAATTGTGATTTCATCGGAACCGGTAGAAGAAACCACAACCGCCGGAATATTATCATAATAGTGCGGCTCGTTACTTGAATCTGTTGACTTTGCGATTTCAGAAACTCCCGCTAATGACTTAACTTCACCTGTTGTGAATTCTGTTTCGTCGTCTTTTGTGATTGGTGCATATACGGCACCTTCTACGCCTCTGTACTCAAAAATTTTCATAGGTTTTTACCTCCTAGACTTGTAAATAAAATGCTCTTAACCCGCGGCCAGTATGGGTGATTTCGTCGCTTGCCGCGTCGTGCCCGCGGCCGGGGATAATCCAACCATTTTGTTTTAATTTTGCTCTTGCTTCTGCTAGTACGGAATAGGTTTTTTCGGGGTCTACGCTATAAAAATTCACATCAAAATCCCAGTCTGTCCCGTACTCGCCGTTATTATAATGGGAATGGTCGGGCGCGTCGTTATTCCAAAACGTGAAAAAATGTTCGGGATAATTTTCGTCGGGTGTAAGGCTCCCTTGTCGTAAGACCGGGTAACCAAATTCTGTTAAAATATCAATTAAATTATCTTCCATCTTTCACCCTCCCATTCTCTTAATAACTTCTTTTTGAAAAGTTTCGCCCATTTCTTGCTGAACGTCTTTCATATATTTCTTACTCTTATAAATCTTATTTAGTGCCTTATCCGGGGCCATCCTCGGTGTACCTGTAATAAGAAAGCCGCCCGCGCCGGGTTTATCAAAGTCAAAACCCACACCGATTTCTGCGATAGAACCAGACCAAGAGGCCTGTGGGTTCTGAATGATACTAGCTTTCGTTTCGCCGGTGGAATACTTACCACCGCGCGGTAAATCGGGTTCTGCCACGGCGTTTGTCGTGTCACTTGTGATTTTTGCACCTGCTTTGTTTAGTGCCTCGGCCACAATCGGTTTTACATCGGCTTCTAGCTTTTCAAGCTTTGCTATATACTCCTCAAAACCGCTAGTATCTAACCTAAGTAAATTCTTACCCACTAGGCACCACCCTTTACGCGGCGAACCTTAAACTTACAATATTGATTACGCATATCAATATTTTCGGGTTCGTTCATGACCTCATATACTGCGCCGGTGTCTGCCAGTTTCATCTGACAATCACTTTTAATATCCGGCCGGAACCACGTTTCAATATTTGCCGTGTCCTCAATCGCGTACACGTCATTAACATTTTTTTCTGTGCCGCCGTATGTCTTAAAGCAACAATTAATTATCGGGCCATCCTCCGGGTACACCTTTTTTCTCACGCCCTTAACGGTCGTGTATGTCGGCGTTAGCAACATAACAGGCGTTGCAAACGGCCCGGAAGGTTTATAACTACTCACCAGCCTCACCGCCTTTATATGCTAACTGTGTAACCCTCTGAAAGAAGTAGGGGGAAAATTCCCCGTTACCGCTCCCATAGTCCCACAAATCGGACACGCCGCGGGTGACCGCTCCAATTATTTTAGTTGTCTGCATGACTTCCTCGGACACGCCCGCGTCCTGCATAAAGTCTTTCACGTCCTGAATGTGACCGGTCAAGGTGTCGTCCTGATAATCGCCTGTAATGCCGATTCTCTTTTTAACCTCTGTCAATAATTCCGCATCTGTCACCTGTTAACACCTCCTAGTCCGTGTTTGCGTTTACCGTTGCTGTACCCGCTGCAATAGCAAGGTTCTTACTATCTGCCTCGGCTACACAAATGGTTTCCCCGTCGGTCGCTGTGATTTCGCTTGTACCGTCCCAAGTAGTCCAGTCGGAAATATTCTGCAAATATTCAGGAAGGGAAATGGAACCGCTCACTTTATAGTAAAGCTGGCCGGAACCATTGCCAGATACGGTTACTTTTGTTTTGCCGGAAGTAGTACCCGGTACGGTCGAAACTGTCAGTGTACCAAGTTCGCCGGAAGGGTCCTCACCGCCTTTAGCAATCGCAATCTGGTTGATAACTTCCGGGATAGTTGTTCCCGGAATATCCTCCCATGTGCTACCGCCCCCTAAAAGGACGGCGCACAGATTCTTTAAGGCTTTTACCGTTGTGTCAATAGTCATATAATCACCTCATTATTTCTTTTTGATGATATAGCATCCCTGTGGGTCTACAATCTTACCATCCACGATAGTAAGGCCTTTGTTTACCCATTCGTTCTTTTCCTCGTCAAAATAACGCTTCATACCGAACGCAAGGTTCGTATTGATTGCGTAGTCGTTAGGAATCCAGTAAACACCTACAACGTCGCCAGTATTTGCACTGTCAAAATCTGCGACAATATCAGGCTCTACCATTGTTACCTCACGGCCGTAAAATCTGCCAGAAGTAGCGGACTCGCCCACGTTTAAGTCTGTTGCTTCACGGAATACAGGTCTATTATTTGCGTCCTTCATGGTTAAGAGATTACTTTCAACCGTTCCGGCTGTGAAGATAAACTCACCCTGTCCGCGTTTTGAAAGTGGGATGATTGCAAAAAGTTTCTTTCTCCATTTTTCCCAGTCGGAAAATTCGGCATCTGTAAACTCAATGATATGGCCTTTCTGACTTGTTACACGAGTGTCTTTGAGAATACCAAGCATCTGTCCCTGACCTGTTCCGGCAATGATACCTTTATCCATTGCCTCAACGTATGCCTCTGTCATGATTCTGACGATTTCTTCCTCGAAGAGGGAAAGTGTAACAACCTGTGAAAGTAATGTCTGTGATACTCTGATTTCACCGATGTTATAAGAGAATTCAATGTATTCTTTAATATCTCCGGCTTTCTGTCTAGCAGAAACGGTTGTCTCTGTAATCCACTTAAAGTTAGCCTTTAAGTCAGAAATAGGGAACTTCACACCACCCTGAATGTTTAATTTACGCACCTTAGAATATAACTGGCCGTATACCTTAGATACTTTCTTGATAAATTCATTCATGATGGTTGTCGGAATAATCATTCCTAAGTCAGCGGCAACGGTTGGGCCGGGGTCGCCTCCTGCTCTCTGAATCAGTTCGGTTGGAATAGGTGTTCCACGCTGCACATAATTCTTAAACGCTGTACGATACTCAATAGTTCCGTAAGGGTCGTTATTGTCAGGCTGTGACACGTTCATATTTGTACGCTGGCCATAAGCACCTCGAACCACGGTCGTTCCTACCGGGTCACCTGCGCCCGGTACTGGTGTTAAGCCTCTCTGCTGTGGAGCGGCTGCCGGGTCATTTACCGGGTCGTCCGGGTCATTAGATGGGGCCGGTTCTCCACCTTCTCCGTCAATCGCTCTGATTTCTTCTTCTGTTTCTCCGATTTCCGCGTTTACGTCCTCTAACTGTTCGTTGATACTTCTTACTTCTGCCGCATCCTGTGACGCTAACGCTCTTTCTTTTAATTTCTGCTTTTTTGCCTGTAAACGCTGTAAACGCTTCTCTAAAATTGCTTTTCTACCCATTGTTAAAAACCTCCTAAAATTTCAGTTTTTGCTTTTAATAGTGCTAATTCATCGTCAGTGTCCACCGACGCGCCACGTTGCTGTCTCACACTGTCCAGCGTAGACCGGGCATTGTCCAACGCCCCCTTGCAACGTGCGTTTATTTCAGTGCTTTCATAAGCGGGGAAAGTAACCGCGCTCACTTCCACTACTGTACTAATGTCTTTAATGTGGCGGGTTGGGTGGTCGCTATCTAAGTCCTCCCACTCCTCGTCACGAATCCCAAACATGAAACTCATGCCGGATATGTCGCCGCGCTGTACGGCACTATATAAGGCTCTCGCCTCTGCATTGTTTTCAGTGTCCAGTGTTACCCGGATACCTAACCCGTCGTTATCGGTCGTAAGCTGCATTGTGCTGTTCGCTGTATTGCGCCTTGACCTTGCTAACGGGATTTTACTTGTATCATGATTTACTAAAAATCTAACGTCTGTTAAGTCCGTATTGTTTAAGGCTCCCGGCTCTATGATTTCGTCAAACCAACCTAAATCAGTTCGACTATTGTAAACAATCGGCCGCCCTGTAATGATGTTCCCGGCCTCGGTTTCTTCTGCCCGGACCTCAAAGTTATACGAACGCTGTTCAAGTTCTTTATTCGCCATCGTCGCCCTCACCTCCGTTATTGTCGCCGTTATTACCCGGCGGGGTATTATTTTTCGCGGCGTTACCTACCTGATATTGGTTTGCGATGTCTACGTCAACCCAGTTAAGAGACATATAGCGTTTGCCCTCCAATTCAGGAAGTGGGCGTAAGCCGAACGCCACGCGCTTCTCATTCTCGTAAATCGAACCTGTATTGCTTAACATATTTACCATTTCAAGTGTCTGGTCCACGGTCATAAAGATAAGGTCTTTCGGGTAAAGTTTTATCTCATTGCCGAACGCTCTTTCCCGCCGTGTGAAAAGCTTCTTTGTGAACGCCTGTGAAATGGAAATGATAAGCGGTTCTAATGTCTTTTGATAGAACGCCGCATACTGTTCTTTTGTGTAATCACCCGTCAAGATAGAAAGCGGTACGCCCCAATTCCTTAAAATCTTTTCGTCAATAAATTTTAAAGTGGCTTCGTCTACTAACTGCGTTGACCGCTCTAACGGTGTAAATTCTGATTTTAAATCTAGCAGTAAAAAGCCGCTTTCTGAATTTTTGAGCTTAGTTTCAAGCTCTTTTATTGCTGCCTCGGTTTTACCATCATCCATCATAGTATTGTACTTAACAACGCCGTTGATAGCGTAAGAGGCTTTCATAGCCTTTGCGACACCTTCCAGTAATGTTTGATTTAACCGCAATGTCTCCAATACCGCCGCGTGGTCGGGTTGTCCTGACACATCCCCGCCCATGTATTCATTAACTGAATAATTGTATTTGATGTGTATTAAATCATCATAAGGTATCGTAGTTTCGAAATTATCTTCAAACTGCATTTTTACATACAGTCTGTTTGATGCATCCTCGACAAACTCTACTAGCGTAGGTTTTAATGGGTAAAGACCATCATAAATTCTTACCTGTGTCCCGTCCTTATTCGTATAAATGTAATAAGTTGGGAAAATAAAAGCATTATAGTTTAAAAGTAACAACCACATAACCTTTTCCAAAAATTCGCTTGTCGTCATTATTGGATTAGGGTCATTTAATAACGCCTGAATCGTTCCGTTTATTGGTACGGGGTCGTTACCCTTATAGCGTATGTGGGTGGGATTTAGCTTTTTCATCTCATCCACGATACACTTGACCGCCTGTTGTACCACGTCCGATGCATAAATATTTGTACCGAACTGTGAGAAAATGGGCGTGTAGCCATTGAGCTGTTGCGCCCATTTTTGGGATTTCGGCGGCTTCCGTTTTAATTTGTCAAGCCATCCCACCTTTAACTACCTCCTAAATCACAATTAAGTAACCCTCAAAGGTTTCTTCACTGGTTACAATGATGTTATTACCACTTACGGCGGTCTGTACAAGTGCTTCGGTGTAAACGCCACTCTCATTTCTCATGACTTTAACGGGGTATTTGCCACTCGCGGCAATAGTCATGTTAAAATAGCCGTTACTGTCGGCGGTGCCCCACCCATTCGCTGCGAACGTCTTTTTCTCAACGGCCGCCGCGCCGTCAATCTTGTTTTTGTAAGCGTCTGTAAAGTCGTTTGTTGATAATCCTTTGCCGGTTACCTTGTCAACCTTGCCGGATAAATCAATGTTAACGGCCTTACTTGACGGTGTAAGTGCTGTACCGTTTACTTTTACAGTCTCAATCACATTGACCTGTGCATTTGCCGCAATATTAGATAACTTTGTCTTTTCCGCGGTCGTGTAGTCATTAGTGGAAAGACCTTTTCCGGCTTCTTTGTCCTGTTTGTTTGCGATAGAGTTATATAACTCCTCGAAATTCGCGTTGACTTTCTGCCAAGCTGTTTTAACAAGTTCACCAAGTTTGATAGTCTGTCGTGCCATAAGCGCGCACCTCCCTGTATGATTAAGTTAATTTGATACCAATGACCTTTGTAAGATTTTTTATAGAGTATCTTGTTATGTATCGTAAAAGGTAAATGTCTAAGTTCGGGTCTTTGTCGTAATTACTGCCGGAAAAGATAAAACCGCTTAACTTTAACCTCTTATTGCTCAAAATCTCACAATTATAACCAAACATATTCCACCCGGCCATTTCCGCAGTCATGTCAAACTGATTATGTACCGGTTTTAATACTTTCCCGGTGGTGAGCGGTCCGAAATATTCAAACGCCCCGCAATCATCTAACTGAATGATAATACCGTCATAGTTTGCCGGGTTATCTGTCAGCGTAATTGTTGTTGACGTGCCAGCGTCTTTATTCGGGATTGCAACCGAACCAGAATATAAAACTTTATATGTTTTACGGTTATTCAGTTCCGTAAAGTTTCCGTTAATCGCGGCTATGATTGCCTTGATTGACTGTCCAAGTTTAAGCGTCTGCAAATTCGTCACCTTCCCCCGTTATTCCATTTGTTGTGACCGGAACACCTCGCCCGACGGTGACACGCAAGGATACCGGTTCGTCTACATAGATTCTAATATCACCCGTTGATAACACTTTGTAGGCACAAAGAACATTATCAAGCTCTAAGTCTGAATTTCTATGAACTGCACGCACTATAAAGGCATTTGCCCCGAAATTGTGCTGCTCTGCCAGAATCGTTCCATAATACAGGCCCGTTTCCGTGTCAAGCATCATAGAACCGGATGTAATCGTAACCGCTACAATGTCCATGCTATCACCCTCCTATCATGGCTTTAAATTCGGTACGGTAACGTCTGTACATTTCGCATAAAATTATCAGACAAACCGCCCCGTCAATTCGTTTCGCCGTTTCCTGTTTGACACACAAGCACTGCCCCGTATCGTCAACTTTGATACCTGCATTTCCTAAACACCACCGGTCAATCACATTCTCGTTATAGTTGACAAGCTGGTGTTTTAAATCTGCTTCACATAGCTTCATTGCGTTACTTAGTGTTTGTGCGTTCTGTAAAATCATTACCAAGTCAGAATCATCCCCGCCGGTACGCTGCCAGCCGTAAAAATCCATCTTAGTAAGCCAATCTTTCGCGAACCTCTGGTCGTATCCGCATTTCCAAAGTCGAATATTATAGTCTGTATAAAGGCTATAAAACCAGTCTGCAATTTTAGCAAGGTCAATATCATTTCCCTCGGTGATTGTCAAGAATCCGGCTTTCGCCCAGTCCTTATACCTTGCCCCGGCGTTCCAATCGTCCGAATCCTCTAACTTACTTTCGGGAATAAAATAATGTTGATATATGTATTTTGTCGGGTCATTCGGCTTCATGAGTAGGATTTTTGCCGCCGATAAGTCAGTTGTTTCCGATAAGTCAACGGCTCCCAAACATTTCGCGTTTTCAAACCCTTCTAAATCAAAAACGGCGGTATATGTATAATCTTCTAAGTTTAACCATGCTTCTATACCATTTTGTTTGACATTAAAATCCTTTGATAGTACAAAAATACGGTCGGCCTTTGATGTTTTCGCCGTGTCTACCTGTTCTTCTAGGTATTCCCACTTTTTAACCATGCCTAAAGTGGGATTTGACTTTTCCCATAACCTATTCTTTCGGTTACCGTCCCAAACTTCTTGTTCAGAATCCTGCGTGTATAACCATGGTAAAAGCCTTTCGGCTGCCACGCCGTCGTCCTCTTTTCGGATAACTCGACGCGCCTTTTTTAATTCGTCGTCAAGGTATCCATCCACGACAAACCCCTCTGTCGTGATATTAATAAATTTCGGGTTATCCTTTAGGGACTGTGATTGCTCGATTGATTTACCGATGATGTTTTCTTTCATTTCGTGGGTTTCATCCACGATGGCAAAATCAATATTTCGCCCCTCTTTGCTCTTTGTCCGGTCGGACATTTTAAAAATCTTCGTGTTTGTTGATTTATTCAGGATAAACCGTTGATTTCGTTTTGTGTCAAGGTCTTTCGGGTCGTATAATTGCCGCATCAAGTCAATAGCATCATACACAATACTGCACTGTGCTTCGTCATTTGAGCTACAACAAATATCTGCACCCTCGTTACCTGTGATAAATTCGGCGTTCGCCAGTGCCGAACTCGTTTCACTCTTAGTGTTCTTACGGGCTATCAAAAGAATCGTCTTTTTAAACCTGTCAAATGTGGTTTCTGACATCTTAAAACTATAAAACGCCTCTATCCACGCTTTCTGCCAGAGCATTAAAACCATTGGCTTATTGTAGTAAGGGGATTTTGTCAGCCGGATACAATTTTCCATAAAGTTCATGCGTAAATTTGCCGCCTCGGTATTATAAAAATACCTTTCGTTATGGAAATCCTCGGCCAAGTTATCAAGCTCCTGCCATAGCTCTTGGCCTATAACAATCTCACCCGTTTCGGCCTTTGCCCGGTACTCTAGTAAAAAACTATTGTCCGGGGTCCAAATCATTTTATCCTGTATCAGCATGACTTTTTACCCACTTCCTTAACGGGCTTTCTTCGTCCCCTTCGTCGTGGCCGGTTGCCCGTGTCAGAACTTTAATAATGTTCGTGTATTGCTGCAAAAGCTCCTTGTACTGCTTCTGTGCTGGCGTGCTTTTCTGCTGCATAGGGTTCTTAGGGTTGACCTTGATAAATGGCAATTTCTTCAAATCTTCCAGCCGATTTTCCAGAAAAATAACTTCGTCAATTAGCGGCGACAAAATAATTTTATCCTCGTCCGAATTACAACAATATTCAATTAATTCTCGTCGTCTGTCTTTCATGTCACGCCGTCCTTTTCCACATATAACAAGTAATGTACGGCTGTAAGTTATTGTGTGCATTACCGCCTCCGGCACTCTCCACCGTCGCACTTGCCACATGGCTATGCGTTGCATTAATTTTAAATCCGTCTTTGTATTTTGTTGTTTTATCTGTATTACTCGGATAAAAAGCAGTATCGTCACCTGATGCACTGCATATGCCGCTTACCGTGTTCCCCGGACCCCAACTTGCACTCTGCCCTGCAAAATTATGCACTGTACCTGTAAGTGATTTTTCTGTAACTTTAACTGTTGTAGAATGTTTGTGTGACGGCATTTCATTAATTGATAATGTGTGTGTTTTCTCACCGCCGGTCTTTTCAACCGTTGAAAAATCACCGTCCGATGTGTTTACACTCACGGGTACCCGACCAGCTCCCCACGTTACCCATGTGCCACCGAAAAGCGTTCCGGGGTTTGTGTTATTTACACTCATATAAATACTACCTACGGGGTATACTTTATCGAGCGTAACCCCGCCAGATGAATGAGCGTCAATGTAATTTTTTATTTTCGCCCACAATCTCGTTAATCCGTCGTCATTCAGATAGCCCATAATCCCACCTCACTTTATACACAAATAGCGTCAATCTGCGCGTTTGTAATAGCTGTGATTGTAAAGATTTCGCCCAGCGGGTCCCATGCGGTACCATTCCAAGCTACGTTCATGCCTGCGCCGCCGTACTTACTCGCAGCCTCAATATTGTAAACATCACCGGTACGCTGTCCGGTTGTCGGCAACTTTTCAGTGGATGCAACAGAACCACAATATTTATACATATTTGTGATTTCTGATTTCTTAGCATATGTACTTGATAAAGTAGCATTTGTCGGTAACGCGTCAAGTTTACCTTTATCTGCCGCGGTCATAAGACCGGCCACGCTACTAGTTGCCCCGCTAAAGATAAATCCGCATAAATCTACGGCCGCCTCACCTTCATCCCTCGTAATCCAAAAGCCGCGTTTATCCGCAGAGGGGTTGTAATCCCTTATTTGCAAGCTACCCCAATAGCCACTCCCAAATAATACCATCGTCTCATTTCCTGCCGCTGGTGCCGGTACAAGTCCATGTGTACCCATCATGTCACCACTTGCGGCGGCTTTAAAATCACTGTAAGTTGTATTGTTATCTGCGCCCCAAGTAGCCGTACCGTCTGCACTCCAACGTAAGATTTGACCGGAAGAACCGCCCGCCGGGATGTGTTTGTTACCACTTGTCGTAGGGTGTGTATAGTTGTTCGCGTTTGTGGCAATACCGTCTAATTTCTTTTTATCTGCCGCGGTCATAAGACCGTGTGCGGACTGAGTAGCGTCATTATAGGTTGTGTTATTGTCTGGTGGCACGCTCCACGTTCCATCAGAACGCAAATATCTATTTGCGGCCCCTGCCGCTGGTGCCGGTGCCAGACCATGAGTACCCGCTGCCGCTGTCGTTGCGCCTTTCATATCTGAATAAGTTGTATTAGCTGGTGTTCCCCAAGTTCCATCTGCTTTTAAGTATTTACCTTCATTTCCCTTTGTCGGTGCCGGAACTAAACCACTCCCGCCGTCTGCGCTTGCAGTTGCTCCCTTAAAATTACCGTAAGTTGTGTTTGTATCCTGTGTAGTAACAGTGCCGGTCGTTCCATCGCCCTTTGTGTACGTGATGGTTCGGCCACTTACTGACAGGTCGGTGATACTTTTGTGGAATAAAACCGTTTTGATTTTATTCCACAAATAGGTAACACCGTTATTATCTAAATAAGCCATATTTTCCACCTCATTTATTTGCATATTTCATCAAGTTCTAAGTTTGTAATTGATTCGGTCGCGTGTTCTTCGGTCCACATTGTGCCGTCTGACTTTATACCGACGTTTGCGCCGCCTTTAACGACTCCTAAACTTACGGCGGTGGCAATCGGTACGCCCGTTTTATTTCCTGCGATTACTTGAATCAATTCGTAATTAAAATTGCTTTTTTGTGACAGAAATAAGTTTCCGTCAACTTTTGCAATCTTGGTTATCTGAAAATAGTCCCCGGTATGGGTATTGTCCACAATCCGAAATTGCAGGCTCCCAGTTCCCACATAGTAGGCAGGGCCAATCTCGCATACAAAGGGACTCCCGGTTATCTGTATCTGTTCGCTTTCAATTTCAAGCCTCGGATTTAGTGAAGTATCGGCGCGTATCTCAATAAAAAAACGATTTTCTCCGTTATCTACGGTACTTACTAAATCACATATACAATTTTTCGTTGCGTCAATAACAATCGTATTTTTCATGAGATTTTAACACCTCCTTTTTATGATACCGTTATAGTCGGGATACCGTCCCTTTTTAGCAAAACTAATCTACATTTAACACTCAAATAATTCGTGTGCGTTGTTTTGAAATATACAGATAATTCATTCGTATTGCGTATAAATACGTTTAGTGTATCTGTATTTGCCATTGTGTAATAATTTTCGTTATAGGCTGCATCGTCACTACGAACAAACATTTTAGAAATAAGAGAAGTGTTCGCAAAAGTCCACCCGTCGGGTAACTGAATTGACTTAGTTGTACCTGATTGAATAGACGGTATTTCAACAATCAATAATTTTTTTTCTATCTCACCTTTTGGCACTACTTCCCTTTTACATTTATTTGTCCCACATATACCGTATACTTTTTCACTCATCTGGTTACCTCCTTTCT